TAACCAAGAAGAAGGTGAGAATGAAGCAGAATCTGAACCTGGTGATGATTCTGACCAAAGTGGTGGTGAATCTGAAACTACACAAGGTGAGATGGGTGGTGAAGATTATGAACCTGAAGTTAAGACCGTTGATAATTTGGAAGATGCACTCAAAGACCTTGTAAATAAGGATGGTTGGGAAAATACTTATGTGGAAATTCCTAAACTGAACGTAAAGCAAATCATCATAAGTAATACTGAAATTCATAATCAGTGCAAGCAATCTTGGGCATCGTATTCTGATACTCGTGATGAAACCTTTGGTGAGACAGATAAAGACTTCCGTGAGTTCAAGCGTTCGGCACAGAAGGAAGTTAATTATTTGGTAAAAGAGTTTGAGTGCCGTAAGGCAGCAGATAGTTATGCTCGTGCCACAACTGCTCGCACGGGTATTCTGGATTGCTCTAAACTGCACACCTACAAATACAACGAAGACTTGTTCCGTAAGGTTACAACTCTTGCAAATGGTAAGAATCACGGTCTGGTGTTTGTTTTGGACTGGTCCGGTTCTATGACTCGTGTGATGTTAGATACCATAAAACAACTCTTCAATCTGATTTGGTTCTGTAAGAAAGTCGGTATCCCCTTTGATGTTTATGCCTTTACGAATAGTTATCCAATTATTAAGTATGATGAGAATAACAAACCAATTTTTCCAGAACCTTCACATCAAAAGAAGGAAGGTCTTCTTCGGGTTGATGAATATTTCTCTCTGCTGAATATGCTTACTAGTAAGACAAATGGTAAGACACTGGAAGACCAGATGTTGAATATCTATCGTATTGCCTGCAACTTTAGTGAGCAGCACTATACTAAGTATGCTGTTCCAGTTGGTTTGGATTTATCTGGCACTCCTCTAAATGAGGCTTTGATTGCCCTGCATGAAATCCTGCCTACTTTCCAAAAAGAAAATAAATTGCAGAAAGTCCAGTGTGTAATTTTGACTGATGGTGAAGCAGCACCCTTGAAGTATTATAAAGAGTTCAATCGTCGTTATGAGGATGGACCTTATCTTGGTCTCAATTCTGTTGGAACGAATGGTTTCCTGCGTGACCGTAAGACTGGAAATACTTATTCTTTGAATGTAGAATGGTATGGATTTACTGATGTTCTACTTCGCAATCTCCGTGATAAGTTTCCTACCGTTAATTTTATTGGTATGAGGATTCTGGAATCACGTGATGCTAATAGTTTCATTCGTCGTTATACTGGGTATATTGGTGCAGACTATGATAAGATAACTTCTTCTTGGAAAAAGGAAAAAACCTTCTCCATTAAGAACTCTGGGTATCATACTTACTTCGGTCTTTCTGCCTCTGCTCTTGCAAATGATGCAGAGTTTGAGGTTGCCGAAGATGCCACCAAGTCTCAAATTAAAACTGCATTTGTGAAGAGTTTGAAGAGTAAGAAAATGAATAAAAAAGTTCTTGGGGAGTTTGTGGAGTTAGTTGCTTAAATAAATAATCAAAAAAGTAGTTGTAAGATGAAGACTTTCCAGGATTTTATGATAGAATGTTATTCTATTCAAGAAACTTCTCTTACTCGTGTAATGAGCAAATCTGAAAAAGGTGGTATGGCAATTCTCTCCGGTCAAAGGGGAGATAAGTCAAAAGAAGAAAACAAAGCACGATCTTCTAGAACCGAAAGAAGAATTAGGGGTGCTGGTCTTCCTGGTCCAACTAAAGTTTCTGGAAGATATACTGAAAATCCAGGAACCCCAGAAGAGAAGAAGGTCGGAGAGAAATCTCACGTGGTTTCTTCTGGTAAAATGGGCAAGAAAACCTTCAAGAGGACAGTTGAGAAACTGGGCACAGAGGCTGGACTTAAGCACAAAAAGAATGTAAAATCAGGGTCATCAAAGGATGATCAGGACTCTGTTCTGATTCAACGCAAACCAGGAGGATCTGCTACACTGAAAGGAACTTCAAAAACATCTTGGCCTGGTAAAGGTAAAAATGTTGGAGTTGGAAAAATGAAACCCGGCAGAACCGGTGAATTTGATACTAAAGTTAAAAACAAAACATTTACTTATGAAGACTAAATTTCCACTTGAACACATAGTCAAATCTGAAACTAAAGAAGTATGGGTAATCTGCGATAGTGCAATTACTGCTATGGGTATTCCTGCAATTGTAAAAAAGTTTTATCCTGGTTATACTGGTAAAATTGCAAGCAGAGAAAACTTTGAGAAACTAAAGAACCAATCGGTAAATTTATAAATAATTGAAAAGTAGTTATAAGATGAACTCACAAGACTTTCGTGCCCTTCAAGAAGCTTATAATCAGGTTTATGAACTTGAAGAAGGAATGATGATGAAAGACTTCAAGCAACAAAGAAGTCGCCAAAAGCAAAAAGATAAGAGAGAAGCACTCAAGACTTCACCCACTCGCAGAGCAGGTATTCACGCAGACAAGGCATCACCAGAAAGAGCAGCAAGACATCGTGCTAATGTAGATCCTGATTTTGAAGGTAATGATGAAAGAAATTATCCTGGTGGTAAGTTGAGACCAAATAAAGTTCGTAAGGCAAAAGCACTTGGAGAACTTGGCGAACAGGTAGACCTCTACGACATCATTCTCTCACACCTTCTTGATGAAGGTTATGCTGAGTCTGTAGAGCAGGCAGAAGTCATTATGGTGAATATGAGTGAGGATTGGAGAGAGAGTATTTGTGAAGCAGCAAAAGACCAATCTGATAAACAAATTGAAAAAGGTGTAAAAACCACTTATAAGGCGCAGAATGTTCTTGATAATCAACATCAAGGTAGAAGTCGTGGGTTAAATCGCCTTCCTTCTGGTGAAAGGAGGGATAAAACAGCAAGAATGAGAGATCGTCTAAAAACACGTAGAGATGATTTATTTGGAGAACGTAACAGGCGTGAAGATGAATCGAGAGCAGAATTTAAGAAAAAATACGGTCTCTGAAGAACCACTTTCTAAACTGTCCATCGGGGGGTCTTGCACCCCCTTTTTGCTGCTATAATAATCTCAGTTAAAAACAAAACGACCTAACTACATTATGCCTCGCAAGACTTCTGTGAATGATACTCAACTGATTGCAAGTATTCAAGAACTTTATGGTCCAGAGGTTACTTCTGGTGACTTGAAAGGTTTTTGTGCTTCCCGTAGTCTTAACTATCAAACTGTGACCCGTCGTTTGGAGAAGTTTAAGACTTCTCGTGGTCGTTGGAATCTGGAAGTGACTCAAGAGAAAGTGGAACAAATCGAACGCACCTATCAAGCACCTGCTGCTCTTCCTGCTGTAGAACAAAACCTTATTCCTGATAAAGATGATACCTTCGTCAAGTTTGGTAATTTTAATGATATTAAAAAAATTATTCAGTCCGGTATTTTCTATCCTGCGTTCATTACGGGTCTTTCGGGTAATGGTAAAACGTTCTGTGTTGAACAGGTTTGTGCTCAACTGAAACGTGAGTTGATTCGTGTAAATATTACTATCGAAACCGATGAGGATGATCTTATTGGGGGTTTCCGCCTTGTTAATGGTGAAACGGTGTGGCACAACGGACCAGTCATCGAAGCACTCGAACGTGGTGCAGTGTTACTTCTCGATGAGGTGGATCTTGCATCTAATAAAATCCTTTGCCTCCAATCCATCTTAGAAGGTAAAGGTGTATTTCTGAAGAAGATTGGACGTTTTGTCAAACCTGCTTCTGGATTCAATGTAGTTGCCACTGCAAACACAAAAGGTAAGGGATCTGATGATGGTCGATTTATCGGCACTAACGTGCTCAACGAAGCCTTTTTAGAACGTTTCCCTGTAACCTTTGAGCAATCCTATCCTGCTCCTGCTACCGAACAGAAGATTCTGGAAGGAGTTGCTCTGGATCTTGGTGTGGAAGACCGTGACTTCTGCAAACGTCTTGTAGACTGGGCAGACATCATCCGTAAGACGTTCTATGATGGTGGTATTGAGGAAATCATCAGCACCCGTCGTTTGGTTCACATTATCCGTGCTTACAGCATCTTCCAGGATAAGGCAAAGGCAATTCAAGTCTGCGTCAATCGTTTTGATGACGAGACCAAGCAATCTTTCCTGGAACTTTATGACAAAGTGGATGCTGACTTCCAGATGCCTACTGGCGAGCATGTAACTTATGACCTTGACTTGAACCCCACAATCTGATATAATTGGGGAAGGTAAAAATATGCCTTCCCCCTTATAAGTGATCCAACTTTTACTATTACTATGTCTCAACCTACTAATCATCTTTGGAAATACAACGAAGATAAAATCCTCAAAGATGTTGAGGATTATGTGACTACTACCTATCACGGGCATTATTGTGGTGATAGTGATGGGTATTCCGATATCCAGACTATTGACCTGATGGCAGCAAAAAAACTGGCAGCAGGTTTCTGTCAGGCAAACATCCTGAAGTATGGTTCTCGTTATGGAGACAAGGATGGGCGTAATAAGCGTGACTTGATGAAAGTCATTCACTATGCTATGCTACTTCTCCACTTTGATGGGCATTATTCCCGTAAGGATAATGGACTGTCCGAATTCCGTTGATAATGAAACTTAAATCTCAAATTATGAAACTTTCTGACAACACTCTGACTATTCTCAAAAACTTTGCTGGAATTAACAACTCTATTCTGGTCAAGCAAGGCAATAAACTCCGCACTATTTCTGTTGCAAAAAATATACTAGCAGAAGCAGATATTACCGAAGAGTTTCCCCGCAACTTTGCGATTTATGATCTGAATCAGTTTCTGAATGGTCTTGGACTTCACCAAGATCCTGAACTGGATTTTACGAATGATTCTTACATTACAATTCGTGAAGGCAAGCGCCGGGTCAAGTATTTCTATGCTGACCCCAACGTAATTATCTCTCCCCCAGATAAGGAAATCAAACTTCCTTCTGAGGATGTTTGCTTCCAACTGGAACATGCATCTCTGGAGAAACTTCTTAAGGCAGCAGCAGTATATCAACTTCCTGATCTTTCTGCAATTGGTAATGCAGGTGTGATTCGTCTTGTAGTTCGTGATAAGAAGAATGATACTTCCAACGAGTACTCTATTGTGGTTGGTGAGACTGATAAAGAATTCACCTTTAACTTCAAGGTGGAGAATATCAAGATCATTCCTGGTGCATATGATGTGATTGTGTCAGAAAAACTTTTGTCACAATTCAGTAATACAAAGTACAATCTGCAGTATTATGTTGCTCTGGAACCTGACTCTTCTTTTAAATGAACATTTTCGTTACAAACGAATTTCCTGCCGAATCTGCAATCTGTCTTCCAGACAAACATATCGTTAAGATGCCCCTTGAATGCTGCCAAATGCTTTCCATCGTGGCATCCAAGTGGTATCATAACTACGGCACTCTTCCCAAGTCTGATGGAACTCCTTACAGCACTGAGAAGGGTGCTTTTCGTAATCATCCCTGCACCAAGTGGGCAGCAAAATCAATTCACAATGCCTACTGGTTGATTAAGCACGGGATGAATTTATGTGATGAGTATTCAGTTCGTTATGGTAAGATCCATTCGTGCTACAATACTCTCCTGTCTGCCTATTATCTTTTCCCCAAAGGAAAGATTACTGAGGTGACAGAGTTCGTTCGTGCTATGCCTGACGAATACAAACTTGATGAAAGCATTGATACATTCACTGCATACAAAATGTATATTGCTTCCAAACCCTGGGTTACGGACAACTATCTCCGTATGCCTTCTCGCAAACCTGATTGGATTTGATTATGAGTTCTAACTTTATTTGGGTGGAAAAGTATCGCCCAAAGACTATTGAAGATTGCATTCTTCCCGAGAATATTAAAAAAACCTTTAGTGACTTTCTAAATAAGGGTGAAATACCAAATATGCTACTTGCCGGTCCCCCAGGAGTTGGCAAGACTACAGTAGCAAAGGCACTATGTAATGAGTTAGGAGTAGATTTTTATGTCATCAATGGATCCGACGAGGGTAGATTCCTCGATACTGTCAGAAACAATGCGAAGAACTTTGCTTCGACCGTCTCACTTTCGTCAGATGCTAAGCACAAAGTCGTCATCATTGATGAAGCAGATAACACGGGGAACGACGTACAACTCCTCCTTAGGGCGTTTATTGAGGAGTTTGCTGGTAACTGCCGATTCATCTTCACCTGCAACTACAAGAACAAAATCATCGAACCCCTCCATTCCCGGTGTGCAGTTGTCGAATTCGGTATCAAAGGAAAGGAAAAATCCCAACTTGCAGGATCATTCTTCAAGCGTCTACAAGACATCCTGGATAAAGAAGGTGTCCGATACGATCCGAAGGTTCTTGCCGAACTGATATCGAAGCATTTTCCTGATTGGAGGAGAGTCCTCAACGAATGTCAGAGGTATTCTGTTGGTGGTGAGATTGATAGTGGGATTCTTGCATCCTTCTCCGATGTTGCCGTAAATGATCTCATTACTCATCTCAAAGATAAGAACTTTCCCGAAGTCCGAAAGTGGGTGGTTGCCAACCTGGATAACGATTCTTCTGTGATTCTTCGCAGGGTTTATGATGCATGTTACACCTGTCTTTCACCCCAAACTATCCCTGCTGCTGTTCTTATTATTGCTAAGTATCAATACCAAATTGGATTTGTTGCTGACCAAGAAATCAATCTATTAGCAGCACTTACAGAGATTATGTGTGAGTGTGAGTTCCAATGAGACCTGAAACTAGAGAAGCAATGGAGATGCTTTTTACTGCTAAGTGGAATCTACCAAAGGCAGCAGAGCATTGTAATCTTACTCATAAGGAGTGTAAGATTGTGTTTAATGAATATTGTAATTTTCACCCTAAGACTTATGAAGGCGGCACAGAAATCAATTAAAACTTTTCCATTAAAAACTTGTCTGCGATATCCTGGGGGCAAATCTAAGGCAACTAAAACTCTTTCTCCGTGGTTTCCTGAAAACTTTAAAGAATATCGTGAACCATTTATTGGTGGGGGATCGGTGGCATTTTATGCAACTCAGGCATATCCAGATGCCTCAGTTTGGATTAATGATCTTTATGTACCACTTTATAATTTCTGGGTACAACTTCGTGACCACGGAGAGGAAGTTTCTGATCGTTTAAAGGATATTAAAACAAAGGCATCTGATTTTGCAACTCAAGATGAGAAGGATGCTGCACATAAAAAACTTTTCATTGATACAAAGGAACTTATCAATCAGCAAGATGGTATTGATCGTGCTGTAAGTTTCTTTATTCTGAATAAGTGTAGTTTTTCTGGTCTTACGGAGAATAGTACATTTTCAGTAACTGCATCTGGTTCTAACTTTTCATTTGTTGGCATTGAGAAACTCAAAGAGTATTCTAAGTTGATGAAGAACTGGAAGATTACCAATATTGATTACTCAGAAGTAATGAATGCTCCTGGGGAAGATGTATTTGTTTTTCTTGACCCCCCGTATGACATTAAAGATTTTCTTTATGGAAAGAACCGGGAAATGCACAAGTCTTTTGATCACGAAAGGTTTGCAGAGGATGTTTATAAGTGCCCTCACGAGTTTATGATTACTTATAATCTTAATGATAGGTTGTGTGAGTTGTATAAAGACTATCATCTTCGTGAATGGAAACTCAGGTATTCTATGGCACACAGGGGTGAGAAGGGAACGGATGAAAATGTTAAGACAGAACTATTAGTTACAAACTATCCAACAGAAAAATCCAATCAATTAGAGGAACTTCTTTATGCCTGAATTGAAGGATTGGTTAAACTCGATCAATCAAACAAAGAATAATTTGATTGATGAAGATCCTTCATTGGAGAAGGATTATGCACCATATATTATCAATCGTTGCTTCTCTGGGCACATTGATTGTCTGATGTATGCAAATGAGATGAACAAATATCATTTCCTCCCAAAGAAGATGCAGTATGACTTTTTTATAAATAGTCTGAGAGTTAAAAAGAGATTTTCTCCTTGGCTCCGTAAAGATACGATCAAAGATCTTGATTATGTGAAACGTTACTATGGATATAGTAATGAGAAAGCAAAACAGGCTTTGAGGATTCTTATCCAAGAACAACTAACATTTATTAAATCGAAATTTGAAACTGGAGGAACAAAATGAGCGTCGTTCAAGAACCTATTGTGAATTGGACACCTGACCAAATGGTTGAGGTAATCCTAAATGAACCTGATGACTTTCTTAAGGTTCGTGAGACTTT